TACGATGGGGGTAGAAAGTCTTTTATTGACCATTTGTTTCTCCATTCTTTATATGAATTAGAAATTAAAAAGTTGCTCTTTCCGTATGGGTTTCTATCAGGGAAAATGTTGTTGTCAGTATTGTTTGTGTATTCGGGGAACAATTCGCTATTGTAACACAAATAGTCTACCATTCTTTTGGTGTACCAACGTGCGTTTTGTCTTGCAGCCTCTTTGAGTGACTCCATTTCGAACTTTGTAACTGGCGTTGTGTCCTCACTTTGTCTGCTGACCAAGTTGCCATTGTCGTGCTTATACAAAAGTGATGGGTACAACTCTACCATAGTCCACCACAACACAACTTTTAACACGTACTCATTGAGCAATGTCTCATAGTCACCTGTAATCTCACCAGCAGCGACATCAGCTTTCAATTTAACAGTCAAATTTGTACCCAAAAAGTTGGTCAAATACTTATCTTGCGCAAGATAGATGGCAGGTCTGATAAGATTGGGATCAACTGCATCCGTTAAAGGAGTGAACTTCTTTATATAGTCCTCATTGATGAGTAATATTTCTTGTGGTATTGGCATTTTTTAGGCGTATTTAATTGATCCTCTTGATGGTGTATTTATTGGAGCTACACCTTCAACTCCTTTCTTTGGAACGAATGGATTATTTCCCACACGCTTATCATTTTCAAGACCTTCATTTGGTAGAATTCTACCTTTTGAATCTCTTTTGCGCATATAGATTTGACGCTTCCAAAAATGGTGACAAAATGCGCCACCTTTATAAACGAAAATATCGTACGTACTTTGTCCAGTTGGTGCGAAATCTCCATTCACTCCTTTATCACTCATTCGCTTTATATCTTCGTATCTAAACACCGCACCTGCCGTAGACATTCCTACCATATCAATGCAAAATTCACGTGAGTTAGCGGATAGGTTTTGAGAATATGCATAACGTAATTTGTAAAGTCCTGCGTCACCCCATTGTGATTTCTCCCCACCTTTAGCATCACCCATTGAAGGCATCTTGTTGAATAGTTGTGAGGTGTAGTTTAATTCATTATCAGGATCCAATACATCCTCTTCACTAATCAATTCCCATTCCTCTTTATCTATGTATTCAGCTTTCGACTTTAACTCATCAATGAAGATTCTTCCTTCTTCATCTGTGAAATCTTGTTCTGATGAACAGCAGATTTTAGAAATGCTTTCGTGTTCTGACTTAACTTTTTTTTTTTGGACTACTTGAGTAGGATCAATAGCTACATTTGATAGGTTATCAAATATATTATTGATTTGCACATCTGTCATTGTTGGGAATGCAGTTTTACATACAGCCTTTGCACTTGGAATAGTCAACACATTAGCAGTCGCTTGTGTAATGATTTCAAGTAATGATGAAATTTGCGCTCCATTCATTGCTTGACTTGCTACATCAACTGGCTGCGATACTTCACCATTTGCATCTACTACAGTATCATCTGCAAATAAATCATTTTGTACAATTTTGACATTAGCAAATACACCAAATGAAGCTAACACCTCTTCAACTGCATTAGTGATTAGTCTTTGGAATGGCTCAATAACTTGACGCTGAAAAATTCTCATTGAGGTTTTCATCTCGTCTGTATTAGAACCCAATCCACCGCCATCTCTCACACCAAATAACAAAGGAGATGTTACACGATGACTCACTAAAATAGCTTCCATTGATTGGTCAACTAACGTGGTGAATTGCTTATCCATATCCGATACAGGAAACGGAGTGAACTCAACCCCTCTATCTCTTTCTTCATTGAAGAATGTCAACACCTTACCTGCATTCTCCGAACCTTGGATAGACATCTGCAATTGATTCTTAATCATATGCTGTTCTTCGAGTGAAGGAATGCCATTGTTGAAAGATGCTATAAGTGATGGAAAGAAACCATTTAAGATGAGATTAACTTGATACTCACTTAATTGGCGCATCTTTTCAATCTCATTGATTGCACCAACGTAATCAGGTTTCGGATAGTATTCGCTACCAACCATCAAGCTATGGACAAATAGAACTTGTTTTGGTTCAGCTTCATTCGTGTTCACGTCAAACATCGGAATAAAATGAGGTGTGTTTTTCTTTTTCCTCATATCAGTCCAGTCACGTGAATACCACACACCTACAACATCATCTTCTTCATCACTACACGCAAGGCGGCAGTTTTCAAAAGGAAGGTGATTGATTTGTGCAATGGTGCTTCTATCCATTGACCAAATTATCTCCCAATAAAACCCACCTTGCAACTTTAAATCTAAAGATGTTGGGTGAATTATTGAGTCTAAATTTAAACGCTGAATTTCTTTTACAGCTTGTGGAGTTGATGCAGTCAATTCACGTCCTGCAATCATATAACTAATAGAGTTAACCAACGCTCCGTGTATTGGTGACTCATTGTAAAGTTCTATCAAGTATTGAGGGAAGGCATTGCCTTCACCATAGTTTACCCATCCCTTCCTATCTTCCTTTTCAATGGGTTCAATTTTAACGTATTTGGATAGCTCTATTTGAGTTGCTCCAATGCGTTGCTTTATTTCGTCAATGTTAGCCATTGTATTCGATGTCATTAGGTATGGTTAAGTTCGGTTGGTCAAAGTACTGAGTGAGCGAATTAAATTCAATATATCCACGCTTAATCTCTCCAACCACATCAATAGAAGTAGGGTCAAGGTTGCCACCTGAATTTTGACCGTAAATAATATAGTTGTAACGGCCTGCCTCAGTAATGATAACACCTCCCATAGTTGGGTCATCAACATTTGTACTAATTGACAACTCAGTGATTCTTTCATTTGTGCTTATTACAGTTGGTACAACCGCATATTTTTTTAGCGTAATCTCATTTTGTAAGATTAACAGATAATCCGTAAACGTAGATAAAAGCAAAACCCCCTCCTCTAAAGAGAGGAGAAGGGATTGCGAGGCGGTATTAGTCTGTAAGTAATTCATCTACTTACAAAGTTAATTAAACAGTTGGTAATTCGACCGTAATGTCACCAAAGTTATCAAAAGGCAAATTGGTGTATGGCTCCAATAGATACGCTTTGTTTGGTTCTTCTGCAGTCAGCGTAATTGTGTAACCATTCAAATCACCTTTTGCAACTCCAGTAGAAGTAGTCATTGCTGTAACTTCAGCACCATCAGTGCGGCCAATCATAAAGATGTTATCGTTGTTGTCTTGTACAAAAACTGCCAAACGATTTTTAGCCATCAACTCTAAATTTAATCTGCGCGCAGCAGTCAACTTAAAGAATGTAGCAGTTACTGTTTGTGTATAGAAAATAGTTCCATTCTCTACAGATGAAGCCACCTCTTCATTGAAACTACCCGTGTGCTTTGGTGTGATGAATTTATACACCTTTGCCTCAGGCAATGCAGTGATGTATCCTCCCAAATCAGTAGTAATGTCGGTCAAGAAATCGCCATGATTTCCGATGTAAATTGCTTTGATGCCGCCAATCGAATCCTTACAGTCCAGTAGGAATCCAGCGCTTAACTCACATGCCATATTATAATTTTTTTATAGTTATTAAAATAAAGGGAAGGCAGACTTAACCACCTTCCCTATTACTTGTGGTTAATTAAGAATTGCGACCGATTACGCAGTCTCCGTAAACTCCAACCTGTACACCAGTGCGGAATCTCATTGCCATACGTACGTTGTCAGATGCGTCAGTCAATGACATATCTACAACCTTAACCTCAGCGTAGTCAGAATTTGCATCAGTACCAACAACCAAGTTTTTAGGTTGAGCAACTACAACAGTTCCTGCGCTCATACCTGGACATACATAGATATCATATCCGTTGAATTGCAAGTTAAAGTTATCAGATGCTTGGTACATTTGCATATAACCTGCAGCAGTGATAGCTTGACGATAGTATTGAGCAGTTTGACGATTCATATAAATCTTGGTATCAGGACTTCCCATAATTGAAGCAGGAAGAGAATCAATCAACTCATTCAAGTTGTCAATAACAGTACCAACAGCCATAGCACCTGCATCATAAACGATGTCAGCAGCAGTAGCAGAAGAATCTTTCAAAAGTTTCTCAAAACCAGTGAAACGCTGATAAGTTCCTGAACCTGCAGTACCTTGCCATACGTGCAATTCAATCTCTTGTCCAACTTTTGCAGCAGCATATCCAATCAAGAAATCAGCAAAGTTGTTAGGAACAACATCATTGATAAATCCGCGACCAGTTTGAGCGGCTTCCCAGTCACGAGCGAACTCGCTCTTGCACAACTCCAAGTTAACCTTGATGTCTTTAACTTCCAAAACTGACTCGGTCAAAGTCAATGATCCAGCTTGTGCGAAATCGCAAGTAGTACCATCTTGAAGCAATGCGCCACTGCCCAATACTTTCAATACAGCCTTGAATTTAACACCCTCTTTAACTGTTACATAATTTTTAGCAATAGTGTCTCCTGACAACAATGCAGCGTTAATGTATGGTAACGCTAACTCACCTGCGTAGGTGCTTGTGATTGATAATGAATCAGCCATCTTTTCTTTTTTTTATTTTTATTTGTATTTATTCATAATTGCGAATGCTCTATTATTAGCATCCATTTTAGCCAAGTCCATAGGTGCGCTCTTTTGAGCAACTGCAACTGATTTCTTCACGCTATCTGTAGCAGGTTGCTTGCTCATCTTTTCGATGGTAGCAGAAAGATTTTCTTTCTCAGCGTTCAATGTTGCAATCTTAGCTTCAAACGCTTCAACCAAAGAGTTGATTGTTGATTCGAATTCTTCACGGCTAACACCGTCAAAAGCAGCTTGCTTTTCCTCTTCGATTTCAATCTCTACCTTTGGCTCTTCCATTTCAGGCTCTTTAATCTCAGCGATTACTCCACCGCTAACAACGATGACTTTACCTTCGGCAGTTGTATGCTCTCCATCTGGAGCAGGTACAGGATTGCCTTCTGCATCCATTACGAAAAGTTCGCTACCAACTTTGAATTCAGCATCGGGTGAATACACCTCCGTGCCATCTGCAAGAATGGCCATTGCCATTTGCTCTTCTTTTTTTATTTCTCCATCCGCAGAAAGTTGAATGCCAAATGCTTTCAACCTATCAGCGTATTTAGAAACAATTTCTGTGACTTTGTTCATATCTACTTTTTTGTTTTTCTACCTATTAGTAGCAAAATCAGTATTTTTGTTCCGCATAGTTTTCGTTTTAGTTCGTTTGTTTAGTTGTTTCAACGAGAAAGGCCTCCAAACGTGGAGGCCTTTTTTGTCGGGTAAACAATACACCTGCACTGGTGTAATGAGAAACATCCAAAGTGTGCATCGTTGAGAGGCAATGGATGTGTATTAAGTTACAATCCGCTTAACTCATTTTCAAGTTCTTTCATGATTTTTTCTATCTCTTGTTGAGTCATATATTCATCACTGATTTCAGTAAAGAATCCTTCCAATGAAAAGCCTTTGACATCTCCTTGCTTAATTGATGCCCACACTTCGTCATTATCTATCTTCATACCTATACACCACGTACCTTCGGGAAAGGAGAAACCAAAGTTCTGACTCTTATCATATTGCCCTTCTGTTATCCAAGACTCTACAACCGTACATCCTGCAACTGGGATTTCGTGTTCTAAATTAGAGTTGTGATGCATATTCCTTTTGAGATATTCTTGAGCTATCTTGTTAATGGTCTCTTTTGAATATTTGCAATAATACTCCCGCCCCACGGCATCAACTCGGTAGATCAATTGTTCAGGTAGCATCACCGCACCATATACCATCTTGCGCTCACCTTCTTCAACTGCAGCTTGTTGGACTTTTCGTGTCTTAGACAATGCCACAAAATCCACTTCAATGGCAGGATTTTCCACAAGGCTCATTGCGTGAACACCCAAATAACCGCTATCGTCAATGGTGTACTCAATTACTTTTATTTCTTCTTCTTTCATATTACTTTATTAATTTTGCTTGGTCAATAATCTTCTGTTGCGCATCTTGCGCCGATGTTACATTAGTAGCTAAAACGTAACTTTGAATCGGTTGTGCTTTTGTTTGTCCATTGTTTAGGAAAGACAAATCCAATGCAGGCGCAGATGTTGAACCACCACCTGCACCCATACCACCCCCACCAAGATTTGTATTTGTGTTTGGAGTTGTTGATGTGCCTGGGTTAAATTTCATTGCGGCAATTTTAGCGACATTCGCAGCACCTGTAATACCCGCCGCCGCAGCAGCGATAAAACGTGCAGGGCCTATTAAAGTTGGATCAGCTAAAACATTTTGCACCGCTTGCACTGCACCAATCCCCGCCTGCGCTAATTGTAAAGACTTGTTGACTTTGAAAGATTGTTTAGCATTTAATACACCATTAGCAGTTAACGCATCAGCTAACGAACCCAACGCCTCAAATGACATTTGCTCTAATTGCCTTTTTTGTTCTTGGGCTGCTTTCTCTGCATCAAATCGCTCTTGAATTTTCTTCTTTTTATAAGCTGTTAATTGGTCATCTAATGCGACTTCTTGTTGATCTAA